CCCGAAGCCGCTCTACATCCATGTGGCTGGCGTCAAGAGCCTCACACCGACGGGTGATCCAGCTGATAATCGGCGATGGTTCATTTACGACGTTGTCGCTGGTGAGTGGGCGACGCCTGCGTTCACGAGTAGTTCGATCTCACCCAGCAGCGCACGTACTTACATGCCGGATGTTGACTTCTCCTTGGTGGCCAAGAACTACCGTGGCCCGGGTTATGACATCGACGATCGTGCGCGAGTGTATGTCGTTAGCGGTTCGGCGTTGAACTACGACGGGTCTGGTGCTCTTTCGTCCGAAGGCGCTGGCGTCTACGAAATGATAATTGATGCCGATAACGACGAATGGGCGATGTTTTTCTCTCAGCAGTACTGGAGCTCATCCGGTGACATTGGCTATACCCTGCCGTTTGGCGCTGCAGTCTGCACCAATGTGTTTGAAGAGGGGCTGTACCTTCTCGGCGGCCGGGTCAATCTCACCAGTCCGTATCGAGGGTGGGTGGCGAGACCGTGGATTCGCAGTACCAATCTTGGGCTTGATGATCTTGCGAACTTCAAGCAGAACGGGCTGGGAGGCGACAGCGAGTTCAGCGCTCGTCGTCAGGTGGAACGACGTAGCGATGGTCGTTTCGGGGCGTCGGTCGCCTCGGGGCCATTGGCTCAACATCCGGCGTACTCGAACATGGACAATTTGACGAGTTTGGAGCAGACCGACGCAATGTCACCTGGTGTTGGCTATTTGGTGGCGATTCCGGTGCCTACGGTGATCGGTCAAGATGGCGGGTACCACGAGATGCGTCTTCGTTTCATTGTTGATACTGCTGACGTCGATGCCCTTATGCTGAATGCCGCGTTGTACTACCCGTACCGTTATGATCCGGCGACTAACCGACAAGGGTACGACCCAGCGATCAATGTGACGTTGCCGAATCAGATGGTTCGGGTACCTCTGGTGGGACCGGGTGGCCCAGTCGACGTGAGTACCGTTGGACAGAAGAGTATCTTGCTTGGTTTTGCCCCGGCCGACGGTATCGAGACGCCAGGTTTGGTGTTCGCGGTCTTTACGGTCAACGCTCCGAACGTGCGGCTGCGCGGACTTGCGGGTTCCCGCGCGGATCAGATTCATGACCTAGTCAGCACGGGTGGAACCGGTGACGCGGATTGGCGGTTCATCCAGTTCGAGGGTAGTGACGAGGTGTCGGTGCCTGACCCGTCGGTGGATATGCCTGACGTATTGGACTTGAGCGATCTGGGTGGGTGGCCGCTCGGTCCTAGCACTTTTTTTCCGTTGGTTGTGATCAGTGCCGAAAACCGCTGAGAGGGCTATATGACGACGCCGACTCGCCCGTATGAGGGCTACACCGACGACCAGCTTCAGGATCTGCTTACCCAAGCCGCCAAGTTGCGGCCGCCGCCGGCGGGCAGGTGGATGGTCAAGGGCATCCAGGCTGAGATCGACTACCGCAAGACGAACCCGCAGCCAAAGCCGCTGCCGGTCGCTCCGGTCGCCGGCTCGGCAGACGACTTCAAACAGGCGTTCCTCGCTCAGCAGGCCGTCGCTGCCATGACGCCGGACCAGCTTGCTCTCATCGATGTCCATGCCGCGGCCGAGGTGGCGACGGCAGCTGCGAACGGCGCCCTGTCGAAGGCGACTGCAGCCGCAACAGCGGCCAAGGACCAGTTCACTGCTGCCAGCGTGGCAGTGCGGGCTGCAGCCACGGCTGCCCAGGTGGTTGTGGCACGGCTCCCGGCTGACCAGCAGGCGTCACTGGCGTCAGTGGCTTCCCAGGTGCCGCAGCTCGTGCAGACGGTGTCGGCGCTTGCGGACTCCATCGACCAGGTCGCCAGTGACGCCTCCACCGCCCAGGGCTCGTTGAGCGTCGGGCAGCAGGCCGTCGCAACGGCCGTTGCGGCTGCAGTTACAACAGCCACCAGCGTCGGTGACGGCACGGAGGCTGTCCCGGCGTCCTGACTTCCATTCGGAGGCTTGCGCGACGATAGGAACAGTGTGACCACCGACCTTGCCGACTGGACCGACCCGCTGCGGCGTTCGGTTGCGACACCTGGCGAGTTCGCGTCGTTCTTCCCGAACACCTCCGACGATGATCTGATCAGCAACCTGATGGACGGTCTCGGTCAGGCGCAGCTCGACGGCTTCCTGTTGGCGCCGACGATGTATGAGGTCGATGAGGACGGCATCGTCACCCCTGACTTGTCCCGCCCGCAGGCCGCGCTGGTCGTGGTCTACTCCACGGCGCAATTCCTGACTGCGGTGATGACCAACCGCAAGAACAAGACGAAGTACGCCGCGCGGGGCAACGAGGCTGACACCGAGCAGTCGGCGTCGATCATCACTGCGCTGCTCAAGCAGGCCAGCGACCGCATCATCTACCTGCGCGAGCGCCAGCGCCTCGCGGGCACCGCCTCGGCGTTCCTGATGGCCGACCTCTACCTGGTTAAGGCGATCGGCTATGTCAACTCCGGTGACCTCGCTCTTGCCGGCGAGGCGTGGGGTCAGGCGCTGGACATCGGGCCGTTCTACGGCGGGTGATGAGTCATGGCCGGAATCAGTTCTGAGTTCGACGCTGACGGTTTCCGCGCGGCGATCCGCAACGTCGAGGAGATCTTCGCGCCGCCGCTCGAGGCGGAGCGCGCGACGTTCTTTTTCCCGCACCAGCTCGTCTACACCGACGGCACCGACGCCGACGATGTGCCATTTGACCGTGACGCGGTCCCGGTCGTCACCCAGGTGGTGCCCTCGGTGCAGGTGCCGTGCTCGGTGGCCTACTTTGATTCCTCCGGCGCCCTGACCGACTTCGGCATCCTGGTGCCCAGTCGGGCGGAGCTCACCTTCCTCGACGAGGACTACCACCGGGTCGATGGCAGTGTGATGGGCACCTCGCACTTCAGCTACGTGGCGCTGCGAGGAGAGAAGTTCGTCTACCGCTCGACGGAGTTCCCGACCGGGCTGTTCGACGTGGGGATCTACGTCGTTCATGTTGCGGCTGAGGACCAGCGGTGACGTCCATCTTCGACCCGGTCGTCCTGCCGGGACTGTCGTTCTGGTCACGCCATGTGCACCAGACGGTGGCGAAGTTCATCGAGGAGCAGTTGGCGAACAACGGCTGGGTCAACGACCCGGTCAATTTCGGCACGAGCGCGGTGCACTTCGAGGAGTTCCAGCCCGAGGAGGCTGGCACTGACTTGGTGCCTAACACGGTATCGATCTCCCTCGGCGACGTCCCGGAGCAGCAGCTCGAGCAGCTCGGTGGCGGCCTGTATTCGTTGTCGGTGCCGATCTTCGTCGACATCTATGGCGCGAAGATCTCGATCTCAGTCTCGATTGCCGACGACGTCCGCCGGCTGCTTACCGACCGCGCGCTGCCGCTGTTCGACTGGACGGATCCGGCGAACCCGGTGGCGATGGACACCTCCTACATCGAGTTCGAGCGGGTGATTGGACCGCGGCAGCCGATGGCGGCCGCAGCTGCGTCGGCGGACCTGAAGCGAAACTGGCGAGTGGTGAAACTGACTGCGGTGGCGTACTTCGCCAGCGACTTCTAAGAAACGGAAACGGGACATGGCAGTAGAGGACAGCATCGTCAAGCGCCTCGCCAACGAGCATCGCAAGATCCTGGTGCGCAACCTCATGTTCTACTTCGAGGCCCAGTCCTGGTGGAAGGCCCTGACCGACGAGCAGCGACGGGCGATTCGCAAGGAGGTCTACGAGAAGACCAACGGCTACCACGACTTCATGATGGCGGTGATTAACGTCACCGACCAGGACGAGCGCAACGAGGGGGCGGTCGAGCTGCTCGGCCAGGTCCTCGCCGGTCAGAACCGGCTCGAGCGGGCGATTGGCAATGCCTAACTGGTTCGCCAGCCTCGCGGTCAACGACCTCGAGAGTGACATCGACATCGAGTTCGTTTACATCCCGGACGCAACCGAACGAATGGCCCGTGACTCTAGAGGCTGGTTCGCTTCCGCTCAGGTCGAGATCGGCCAGGCGATGGAGACTCTGGCGATCCGGTTGCAGAAGGCTCAGGTCGCCGCACTGGAGAGAGCCATCGAGGCTGGTGGGCGCGAGCAACGCGGTACTCACTACCTGGAGGACGCGATCCTTTCGCCGTCGAACCGGGTCGTCACCGGTGATGGTTTCCTTGTCGGTGTCGAGAGTGCTTTCGAGGAGTCCGAGGCCGGGTCCTACTGGCGTGGCCTGGAAGAGGGCACCAGCAAGCACATCGGCCAGAAGATGTATGGCCTCTGGGTGACTGCGGGCGGCGGGCTCGACATTCCTCGCGAGGGTGGAAGGAACGCGATCGGATTTCTGGGTTGGCGCAAGATCGACGAGGACACCAGGGCGGAGCATCGCGACGACGAGAAGGGCGGCAGGCTGCCGGGGTTCCGGATCCACAAGAAGACCGAGGCGGTGCACTACCTCCAGCAGGGAGTTGACGACTTCGTGGCCTCCGGGGCGATCCAGGAGGAGTTGAATGCCGCAATCGCCAAGGCGCGCCGGGTCCAGGAGATTTCAATCGAGCGCGGGATCACGACCGTCGAGGCTCGTGGGCTGCTCTGATTGTTGATTCCGGGCTGCGGGGGGCCGAGAACATGACTGTGACGACAATGAAGGAGACCAAATGAGCGTCCGCGCTGCTGAGCTGATCCACGTCGGCAACTCGATCCTCATCGATCGCCTGCAGCAGGCGGGTCCGGCGAACCTGAACCAGAACGTCACCACGATCTACGAGCTGGGTGACTACGAGTCGCTGGACCGCATCCGCGACATCCCGGACTACACCATGCCGATGCAGTCCTTCGACGCCCGGGCGCAGATGGAGGCCATCCTCCTCGGTTTGGACTATGACGGGATGGCCGATGGCCACCTGATGGACATCAGCGAGGTGCTGCCGCTCGACGTGCTCGGCGAGTACAAGAAGGGCAAGACCAACGCCGACCCGTTCGGCATCCGCGCCGGAGTCATCCTGCCGCAGCTCTACACCGAGTCGATCCAGTACCGCTACGGCCTACGTCAGAACGCGGCTCAGACGGTCAACCTGCGTGGCGACCAGATCGGCTGGAACGACGCCTCGGCGTACGAGGAGACCTTTACCGGCTCTGGTGCGGCTGGTCAGGCCTGTGCGCTGACCCACGGCGCGCTGCCATATAACGGTGACTCGATCTCGGGGACTAAGTACGCCTTCAGCGTCTCCCTCGCCTCAGGCAAGCGGCTGTTCCTCGGCGCTGACTACACCGAGACCACCACCGGGTCCGGCCAGGCCAAGACCGCCACGGTGCATGTCATCGCCTCGGTGCCCAACACTGACAAGATCCGGATCACGTACTTCTCCCCGACCGTCGCGGAGTACCCGCAGGTCTCGCATGCACCGGCCAGTGCGGTGGCGCCGGCGGCGATTCGGGGCAAGGACATCGAGGTTCGCATCGGCGGCACGGATGTGGCCGATCGTTGGTCAGGTGTGCAGAGCGTGCAGTGGAACTGGACCGTCACGCTGGACCGTGATGAGGAGTTCGGCAACCCACTCGTGGTCAGCCAGGACTTCGACGTCCCGGACGTCGGCGGCACGATCAACATCAAGCCGCGCGACATGGCCGACTTCCTCGCCCGGATCCGTCAGATCACTGGCGTGGCCTCGGGTGAGACCGCTGGCCCGAACGTCACCAACCCGGTGCCTGCCATGGTGACTCTGCACTCTCCGGTCACCGGCAAGGCGATCAAGTCGTTGTTCACCCCGGACGCCGTGTTCGACCTGCCGGGCTACAACCAGCAGGTGCAGACGAAGTTCACCCAGGATATGACCTTCGCCAGCCAGAGCGGTCAGTTCTACGTCGTGAAGAACGGCTTCGTCGACTGGGACGGCACCGACGCGACCGGTGTGGCGGACAGCTGAGCCTGATCCTCTAGGGGAGCATGAACCTCGCCGGGTCGGTGTGCCCGGAGGCCGAGGAAATACAAGCGAAACGGGAGCAAGTCGGCCGCGCGGCCAGCTTGCTCCCGTTGTGTGTTCACGGAACGGGACCGGACCAAGGGAGAGACAGATGGCGAACAAGAGATACCACCGCCTGGAGGAGCTGTACCGCCGCGGTGTTGAGCTGGAGTTCGAGACCGGCGACGTGATGTGGATCCAGGTGATGAACCCCCTGGAGGCCGACAACGCCCGCGAGGAGTCCAAGACCGCCAAGGCGCGCCGGGTGATGGCCCTGAAGGAGATCGGGTCGGACGAGCAGACCAAGGCGATGTATGACTTCTCCCTGTTGCCGAAGTTGGCGGCGATCGAGACGATCCTGACCAGCCAGCAGCCGCTATGGCTGGCGCAGGCCGACGAGAAGCTGCGGGACGACCCCGAGTGGAAGGAACGCCTGGAGATCGTCGACCGGGCCAACGTCATTCAGGCAGCGCCACCGGATGAGGCCGAGCGCGAGCTGTCAACCAAGATCGTCGACGAGTACATCGCCGAGATCTACCAGCGGGTCGGTGAGGTTTCTGCGGCCGAGGCCGAGCACCTGCAGGCCAGCGAGGAGACCGACGTCAGGGACCGCTGGCTCGAGCTCTATGTCACCCGGCTGGGCGACGAGGTCGCGCTGGCAGAGTTCCAGGTCACGTCGTCGTGGTACGGCACCCGGGTGTGTGTGGCGACCAAGAACGAGGACGGCAGCTTCGACCACAGGAACTGCGGCGGACACACTGCGCAGGTCTATGACACCAAGGAGGACTTCAGGTCAGCGCCGCTTGAGGTGCAGAACGCGATCGAACTGAGGCTCATGGAACTGAATATGACCGCGAGGGCGGCAAAAAACTCGGACAGCGCAGCGAGTTCCTCCGACTCGTCAGCGCAGCAAAACACGCCGGAGGAATCGACGCCCTCTACCCCAACCGCAACCCTCTCGACTGCACCTGGTACCTCCACACTGCAGTCCAGCATGCCCTAGCGGTACTCGGATGGATGGAGATCATCAAGGACGAAGACCGGCCGCCGGAGGAGATCTGGCTTGACGGTGAGGCGATCCAGGACTGGTTCGCCCGAGTGAAGGAACGACGAGATAGCGAGACCGCCGGCGAAGAGTCGGTGCCGATGGATCAGAACGAGGCCACGAAGGGCCTCAGGCAGAGATTGGGAGGCTAGGGATGACTGTATACACCTTCGAAATCAATGCCTTTGCCAACCTGCCTTCGCTCGAGCAGGCGCTTTCGCAGATCCGTTCCGCCTTGGAGACCGGGTCCGCACAACTGCGCTCGGCGCTGAGTATCACTCCGACGGTGAACCCGGAAGCCTTCGAGAAACTGACCGCTGACCTCAATGCGACGGGCGAGAAGGCCGTGGCACAGGCCGTCAAGGCCGGCGAGGAGATCGGCCAGGCGCTTTCACAGAAGATCCCGATCAGCAATGATCTCGGTTCTCGTCTCAACACCGTACTTCGTGACGCGCTCGCGGAGATGCGGGCGCAGATCGAGCAGTTCTCTGCGACCACCCACATCCTTGGTGACGACCGGGCGGTGTTGAGCGAGTTCGCTGGTGAGTTTCAGTCGACGATGCTGCGCTCGATCCAGGTGGTCGCTGCCGATCTGCGCAAGGAGCTCAACCTTGCGGCCCGTTCGGCGCAGTTGGACCCACGCGCGGTCACGGGGCAGTTCAAGGGCTCACAGATCGCGGCCGCCTCCAGCCGTCAGCTGACGCCGGTCGTTAACGACATGGAGGCGGAGCGCCAGCGTCTCGAAGCATCTCGGACTGGTGGGGCGGGCTCGCCCGCCGCAGTTGCCAACAGGCTCGTCACCGCTGTCGACATCATTTTGCAGGAGGCGCTGGACGCGGTCGAGGCAGGGCGGGCGCTTACCTCTGCGCAGGCTGCCAAGTTGCGCGAGATCGGTCTGGCCCAGGACTTCCGCAGGCCTGGTAGTACAGGACCAATCTCGCCGACTGCGCCCTTGGTGGTCGATACCGGCGCAGGTCAGCCGGCGGTCTTCCGTCCCCAGAAGGATGGCACCTTCGCACCGTACAGCGAAGAGGAGACGCTGCAGTTCAACCGCGACTTAGAGAACGCCAGCGCACAGCTGCAGCGAACGACGGCAGCCGATGAGGTAAAGCAGGTTGCGACCCAGAACCTGGCACGTTTGCTGGCCGATCCAGAGGCAAAGCGAGTGGGTTCCGGCCAGACCGCGCCGTTCCGTTCGGGGCAGGGTGAGTTTTTCACTTCAACCGGAACGCCGATCGAGGAACAGGCCAGGATCAATCAGCTGCAGTTGCAGTACATCCGGCAGTTGGAGACGCGCAACTCCGAGCAGTCGGCAGCCAACTCCGTGGCGACGACACAGCGGAGCCCGGGCGGCGCCTTCCTTGGCGGCGCCACCGGACGTGGGTTCGACGCTCACGCGGCGTTCGACCCACAGGCGGCGGTCGGGAACCTTCTTGGTACCGCCGGTGTCCTGCTGCGTTACGGCGCGATTGGTGCCGGTCTGGCCGGAGCCTTCTCGGGTCTGCACGAGCTTAAGACCCAGGTGGTGGACTACCAGTCTTCGCTGGCGAACCTCGACGAGGTCATGGGGGCCACCAAGTCCGGCCAGATCGACCTTACGAGCGCGTTCGCCGCCGCTGCGCCGGCGGGTATTGGCGCAGCCGACGCGGTCGACCTCGGCGCCGAGGCACTGGCCAGGTACCGCAGCGAGATCGAGGCCGGTGCTAGCGCGAACGACATCTTCCAGACCAGCCTGCTCAATATTGGCCAGGCCTCGGTGCTCACCGGGGTTGACGCCAAGACCGTCGGCGAGCAGCTTATCGACGCCACGCAGGGCTTCAAGGTCGGCTCGACCGGTCAGAGCCGGATCCTGGACGCGGTCGAGAATGCGCGCAAGAACTTTGGTGGCGATCGTGCCCAGATCATCCAGGCGATCGGCGACGCTGGCGACCTTGCTAGCCAGGCCGGTATCGACCCGGAAGAGCTCTCCAACATCGTCGCCCTGATCCAGTCACGGACCGGTGCCACCGGCTCCACGGTTGCCTCGGCCTTCGAGCGCACCGTCTCCCGCCAGGGCACAGGCCAGTTCCAGCAGGCCCTCGGCGCCTTGGGTATCCAGGACACCGGCGACTTGGTCAGTGAGATCACTCAGCTCAGTACGGCCTATCAGCACCTGAACAAGACCCAGCAGGATACCCTTGTCGCCCAGCTCGGTGGTGCCCGCCAGGCGCGCGAACTGTTGCCGCTGTTGGAGGAGGGTACCGGCCTGGTCGACGCAAACGCCCGTTCCTATGCGGGTGCCGGCGCGGCGGCGCAGCAGTACGAACGCCAGCAGGCCACGCTGGCCGGCGAGCTCCGCCAGATCAGTGGTGAGCTCAAGGACTTCGCGGCTGCGCTGGCCCAGTCCGGCGCCTTCGACGCGCTCGGGTTGATTGCCGAGGGGTTCAAGGACGTCCTCGGCGGAGTCGATGAGTTGCTGGCGGCCTTCGATGGCGTTCCTCGGATCTTCCGTGACGCTGCGTTCGGCGCCTTCGAGCTCCTTCTGGTCCTGCGCCTGATCGGCAACGAGCAGGAGAAGATCGCGATCGGTAACGCCGTCGCCAAGGTACCGGTGCTGGGCAGTTTTGCCAGTCGTATCGGTCTTGGCACCCGGGCGGCTGCGGAGACCCCCGAGGCGACCGGGGCGGAGGCTCTGGCCAACGCCGGAAACGTCGCGGCCGAGCGGTTGATCGCAGGTGCCGACGCGGCAGCCGAGCGACTGGCTGCGGGTGGTGCCGCAGCGGGCGAGGCGAATGCGATCGGTGGCATCGGCGCGGCTGAGGCTGGTGCCGCTAGTCGTGTCGGCGCAGTGAACTTCATCGGCGACAGCCCGGAGGTTGCCGGTGTGGTCGCACCGGCAGAAGCGGCGGCGGTAGTGGCGCCCTCCGAGGGTGCGGCTATCGGTGCGGCTTTTGCTGGGGGCGCTTCGCGCGAAGCGGCTGGTCTACCCGCGTTGAAAGGAATCAGCGGGTTTGCTGGCGGTGTTGGAGTCGCTGGTGAAGGTGCTGCTGCCGGGGGCGCAGCTGCTCTGGGTCTGCTGACCAACCCGATCACGCTCGCTATCGGCGGCTTGATCGCCATCGGCGGTGTGACCAATTCGATGCATCGGCTCAGCGCGGCATCTGCGCAGGGGTCATTGGCGTTGGAGTCGTTGAACAACGCAAACACTCCGCAGACGTTGACGACGGCCGAGGATGCATTGAGGTCTGCGCGGCAGCAGGTTGCCCACGATTCGGGTGGGCCGTTCGGCAGCATCGCCGGGTTCTTTACCGGAGCTCACGGCAAGGAGGCGACTTTCGAGGCGAATGCGGAGTACGCACACAACCTGGCTTCACGGATCGCAGGGGAGACCGGTAATACCGCGACTCTGTCGCAGAACGTGTTTGGCCCGTCGGGCAGCGACATCGTCACCGGCTTGAAGACGATGGCACAGGAAGGTGTCTCGGCCTCGACCCAGCTGCATGCCGTCGCCAAAGCTCTTGGCGTGGTGGGTGCTCAGGCAGGGGATGCGAAGAGTCTGCTCGGTGGTACCGAAAAGGGGTCGCTGAACTCGGTGCTGGGGCTGCGCAACGTCGGTCAGCTCAACGCCGGACTCGTCTCGGATCCGGCGAGCTACGCCAGAGAGATTCCGAGTCTGGCCACCGATGGGCATTTGCGTCGGTTCGCCGGGCAGAGCAACGTCGACACTCTTGATGTTCCCGATGCGGCCAAGCTTTCTGCGGCTGTTGACGCAGCGCTGAAGAACCGTCCCGATGGGGCGTTGCTGACTGACGCGGACAAGCAGAAGATCGCGACGAATATCGCGGAGACTTTCGGGGTTACCGGTTCGGACACCGACAAGATCCGTGCCGATATCCGGGCGGGAGTGCTGCAGCGCCTTTCGACCTTGAGCCATCGGTCGCAGACCACCGGAACTGCGCCGATCACCGACGACGCACTGAAGACGATCCTCGGTGGCGAGGATGGCAACTCCGGATTGTTGTCGGTCATTTCATCTTTCCAGCCGGACGCCTTCGACCCGACCGGCGGCGCTGACCAGCTTCGCAACGCTATCGGGATTCTGAAGAACTTCGCTTCCCGGGCTGATCGCAGTGGGCCGGAGTATGCGGTCTTGATCGCGGCATTGCATCAGGAAGAAGATAAGTACGCCCAGGCCCGGATCTCTGACATCGAGCGACTGCGAGCGGCGGCAGACGCCCGGACGTCGCCGGCCAACTACGCCGAGATCGACCAGGGCTACTTCGACCGCGAGATCACGGCCGCCGGCGCCGACACGAACCAGATCATCGGCGTGATCGACAACATGACCCATGCCCAGATCAAGCTCGTCGAGCAGATGCTGCGACACCAGGTCCAGCTCGCTCGCGCCGCTGACGACGCCGCGACTGAGCTTGCTGCCCATATCCCGTCTGCCGAGCGCTCCGGGGTACTTGGTTCTGCTGATGACAACCTGAACACCGCACTGGATAACCTGCAGGCCTTCATCGAGGGCAAGAGGCGGTCGACGACCGCCGACGGCACGAACAGTGGCCCGAACGCAACTCAGCAGGCCCGTTTGGCCCAGATCGAGTCGCAGGCGCAGTCGGGCAACGACGTGCAGAACGCCCAGATCGCGTTGCAGGCAGCTAATTACCAGTTCAAGATTGCCCACAAGGGCACTGCCGATTACTACAGCGCCGTGAAGGCGGTTGCGGACGCAAAGTACCAGCTCTCGCAGGCCGAGGAGCAGGCTGCCTCGGCAGCTGTGGCCGCCAATGTCTATCCGGGCTCGGCGCTGTCTTCGGCTCGGGCCTCGATCATCGAGGCCAAGGATGCGGTGACGGCGGCGATCCCCGGCACCGCGGCGTTCTTCCAAGCCGAGCAACAGCTCAAGCAGGCCCAGATCGACTACGGCAACGCGCTAATCCAGTATCACGCCACCGAGCGATCGCTGAACACTGACGACACCGACCCGGTGGTGCAGGCGCGCAACACCCTGGCTACTGCCCGGGCGCAGCTACGGGTAGATCAGCGCCGTGGCGCTCCCAAGGATGTGATTGCTACCGATGCTCTGGCGGTCAAGGACGATACCCAGGCTCGGCAGGCAGCAGGGTTCCAGCAGCGGCTGTCCGATGTGCAGACCCTGCACAACCTGCAGCGGCTGTCTGATCAGGCGTACCTGAACTATCTTGGCCACGAGCATGACCGGCTCGAGGCGATCAAGCACAAGACCCGTCAGCAGACCGACGAGCTCAACTCGATCGACTTGGCGATTAAGTCTGCCAACGAGCAGATGCAGGGCCAGTTCAACATCGGTGACATCCATGTGCCGACGCCGTACGAGGCCAAGCGTTACGTCGAGTCACAGATGCAAGGCGAGAACTATGCCACTGCGCGGATCTCCCATACGCATAATAACCAGCGCAACACGGTGATCAACAACCACAACCACCAGCGTTTCGACTTCCGGGGATTGGACAAGCGCGAGGTGCAGGAGATTCTACGTGAGGCGCTCGGTGGCGAGGCGACCCACCGTAGTGGGGTTGCTACCCGCAAGGGGATGTAGGCCGTGGCGACGCCGACGATCAACATAGTTGCGACTCCTAACCGCACGTCGACCACCACGAGTGTCGGCTCTCCTATCTCCGCCGTGCCCGAAGACGACATCATCGTCGCGGTGGTCAATGCCGGTTCGACTTCGAGTCAGGGGAGTTATTCGGTCTCCTCGGTTACCGCTACCGGGTTGACCTTCACCCGGCGCAGTGCCAAATATGACTCCGGCGTTGCTTCGGGCTTCCAGGGAACCGAGGTGTGGTGGGCGCCGGTGCCTTCCGGAGGGTTCACCGGCACAGTTACTGCCACCTTCGACAGAACCATCGACGACGCCACGATGCATGTCTTCAGTGTCACCGATGCCGACACTACGAATCCGTGGAACGACGTCAGCGCAACGACGGCCTCAAACCCGTCAAGCTCCCTTACTCCGCCTCAGGTCACCTTCGATGCACCGGCGGACTCGCTCGCGATCATCGCTGTCGGCACCGATGACGACTGGAGCGTCTCCTCGCCCGTTTCTGGGTTCTCGATCCTGAGTACGGCCACTAATGACAGTGGCGTTGAGTACGAGCACTCCTCTGTGGTTACTCAGGATCTGACGGGCAGTGGCCTGTCGAGTGCAACCGTTGGCTGGACCAACAACGTCGAGTGGTGGACTCTGATCGCCGACTCGATGATCGGGGTTGGCGCCGCCGGCGTTACCGTGCACGAGTCGGGGACTGCCTTGCTGTCGTTCGATGCGGTGCTGACTGTGTCTGCGCTGGTTGCGATGTCTGCCGTGGCCGGGCTCGACCCGAACGTGATCCATGCCGTTCCGTCAGGGATGGTGGCAGATACCTCGATGACGGTGGCGGGGGCTTTTCCTCGTCCGGTCAACGACAGCTTCGTTACTGCGTACGACCTGTCGGGGCTTGGCTCCGGCACCGTGGTGGGGACCAACGTCAATGCCAGCACGGAGGAAGACGAGCCTACGATCGCCAACGCCAACACCGTGTGGTGGAAGTACACCGCGGCAACTGATGGCTATATGACCTTCAACACCTTTGGCTCGATTGACCTCGAAGGTGATGTGCTCGATACCGTGTTGTCGGCTTACGCCGGTACTGCAGTCGATGCTCTGACTCTTCTCGCGCGCAGTGATGACGCCGATGACTCGACGGACTCGCCAGCCGTGACTAGTGAAGTGGTCTTTCGGGTTGAGGCTGGGGGTACCTATCACTTGCAGGTCGAGACCTATGACGGCGACAATCCTGGCGTCGGCACCGTCATGCTCACTTGGGCGGAGGATTTCGGGCCGGATAATGATGATTTCGCCGACGCCATTGCACTGGAAACGCCCGTTGGAAGTATCGATGGCACTACGGTCGGCGCCTCGACCGAAGCCACCGAACCGACCAGCGCCGAGATTGTCGAGAACAGCGTTTGGTACAGATTCATCGCCACTCAGGACGGCTCGTACGAGTTCGACATATCCAGTCCCGGGGGTGTGGTACTGGAGACCTGGACAGGTACCAGTATCGCGGACATCGTGTTCGGTGACAGTGTCGACTCTGATGGCAGCATCACTCTTTCTATGCTCACTGGCGACGTCGTCTATCTGCGGGTCGGGACGGTTTCGGTCGACGACGTTGCGGCATTCACGCTGGAGTGGTCGAGTGACGCCCTGGTTGCGCCAGCGAATGACGACCGCGCTAACGGCTACCCCCTTGGAACCGATAGCGGCAGCATTGCCTACTACACAGCGGGCGCGACCAATGAGTCCGGCGAGCCTCAGCATCTCGGTGAAGACCCGCAGAGCGTTTGGTTTATCTGGACCCCGGGGACGTTGGCTGCCGGTCTGCTGGTGACTGACAACGCGACCATTCTTGAGGTGTACTCGGTTCCGGTGCCTGGTTCTGATCCCGCTACGGCCGACTGGGACGAGCTCACTCCCGTCGGAGGCGGTCGGGGTACGGCGACGCTGGCGCTGCGCGTCGGTGAGGCATATGCGATCCGGGCCTACCCGGTCGACAGCAACCTGCCGGGATACTCCCAGACGCTGACCTGGTCGGTTACCTCCACCGGTGGAGGTGGTGGAGGTGATGTGCCTGTCGGCGACATTCTCGTCACGATCCCTGACGTCAGTGACGATGGCACCATTGACTCGCCGGATGTCATCGAGGCCCTCGTCGTCGATGAGAGTCCCGGCGCTTCGATCGTCATCACCGTTGATACAGATCCGACGGCGATCTTGAGCGACACCATTGATGATGACGGGAACTGGTTTGGGAGCGTAGTGATCCCGGAGGGGCTGAGCCAGGGTGACCACTATGTGCTTGTGAGTATCGGCGGTCGTATCGGCGCTGCGGCGTTCACGGTGGACAGCGAAGTGACCTACTACGAAGATCCGACCGACCCAGCGGATGTGGCCGCTCCGGTGATTGTCGGCGGACAGTGGGTATTGCCGTGACCGCGCATCTGCAGTGGGCATTTCTTGATCCGACCAACGCCGAGGTCTGGCAGTTCCCGATCGGCCCGAACCAGGCCGACTCGATCCAGCTGGCTCGGGTGTTCACCTACGACCACACCTGCACGGTGCCGGGCGGTCAGCCATTCATCTTCGAGGGCGGCCAGGTCGCCAAGACCTGGACGTTCCGTGGCGACCTGCTCACCGCCGTTGACGTCGCCGACCTGCTGAGCTGGCGCAACCGGCCCTACAAGGTCTTCATCGGTGACGACCTCGGTCGCGCCCTGGTGGTGAAGGTCGTCAGCATTGTGACAACGGACATCATCAGCACCGATCATCCCGAAGCGCAGAGCTATGTCGCAACCTGCCTGCTCTACGGGAGGGTGGCATGATCACGCGATGGATCTTCCACGACCCGGACGGGGTCCTTGACGACTGGACCTTCCCTAACAACCCGAGCCGGCGAGACCCTCCGCAGCTTGTCGAGAACGTCCAGCCGACGTCGGCGGACCTGCACGGCCATCACTACGACAGCGTCGCCGCGCCGAGTCCCACCACCGAGTCCTGGGACGGAGTGTTCTACACGCTGGTCAATCTCGATGTCTTTCAGGCCTGGCTGGACAACGCGCGGCCGGTGCGGGTCACCGACCACTTCGGGCTGCGGTACCTGCTCATGATCGATTCCTTGGACACCCAGCGCGCCGGGTCCAAGCGTCATCCGGAGCGGCACAAGTACACCGCGCATGTCAGCGTGATCAAGGAACTGGGGCTATGAAGACCGTCACCGATGCGATGACCGACACCTGGCTGTCCGGGGTCTACACCGGCGCCAGTCGTCCGTGCGTGCGGGCGACCATCCAGCACACCCATCTGATCCGCAAGCGGTTTCGCAAGGAGCGTTACGCCAGCTATCTGTTTGGCAACCCCTACAGCGTGCTGGAGCTACCGAACATCAAGTCGTGCAACTGGCAGCGCACCGTGGACAGTGACGCCGGGACGATGACGCTGGTGCTGTTCAACGCCAAGGAGACGCCGATCGGGGTGGCGCCCGACGAGGAGGACTACGTCTATAACCGGCTCGGTTGGTTCACTTTCAACCGGGGTGACGATGACAACCCGTGGAACCACCAGCCGAACGGCTGGACCCATCGGCTGCATCCGGACATGCTGATCAAGACCTACGAGGGCTATGGCCATGACCTGACGAAGTCGCCGGACCTCGACCCGAACCTGCTGCCGTCCGGTGTCTGGTTGATCGACACCATCAAGCTCGGCACAGATGCCATGATCACTGTGACCTGCCGGGATGCCGCGCGACTACTGATCGACCAGATCTCGTTTCTGCCGGTCATCCCGATGAGCCAGTACCCGCTGTACTTCTCGCACTTTCAGACCAAGTCGGACCCCAAGGTGCCACATACCGGTTCCGGTGACCATCACGACTGGGAGAACATCCCTTACGACGACGACTCCGGCGAGCCGTACTTCGGGCACAACGGCGCTATCGGCGTGCACCGTCCGTCCGATGCCTTCGACACCGACAACAGCTCCTACTGGCTCTCGGTCGGCAACGGCTCACCGACGGCGGACTACGCGTATGAGTGGATCCAGGGCAAGTGGAGCAGTCCGCGCAAGGTCTCGGCAGTGCGGATCAAGGTCAAAGGCGGCCCGTACCGGCTTTACGTCAGTCTGCATCATCACACTGACGGCTGGTTGGGCACTTCGGTGATCCCCTACAACCCGAACGACGAGGTCAGCGCGCCGAACGGGGCTGACATCCAGTTCGTGAAGTCAGCTCATCTCGAGGAGGACGAGGACAACTACGTCAACCTCAAGGACCGTGACGGCATTGACAAGATCCGGTTGACCTTCCACGACCTGTGGGACTCCGGCTATGGCGAGTTTCCATTCCGCGCCGCGGTGCGCGACATCGACGTTCTGGTCAACTCTGGCAGCGCCAAGACCACGTGGGACCAACCGACCACGGTGCACTACGAAGGCAATTACCGTGACTACTCCGACGTCGCGAAATGGCTGTTGGCCTACGCCGGGTTCTTCTGGCCCTATCAGCACGATCTGGCTTTTCAGCGCACCGTCGACGACCAGCTTGAGATGCAGCCACCGAATCCTGACATCGTGCTCTACCACATTCCGGCCTGGACCGACGCACTGCATCCGATCCCCGGCACCTCGCTGGACACCTACATGTCCGGTCCGCACTTCAGGCCGCTCGGCGACATCTGGGGCGACATCGAGCAGTCCGGTACCTATGGTCCGTATGATCTGACCAGCGAGATCTTCGACAAGAAGCCGCTGATGGATGGTGTCAATTATCTGCGTGATCTGCTCGGGTTCATCTTCTACGTCGACGAGACGGGCGCGGCGATCTTCCGGTCGCCGAACATCTGGAGCCGAGGCAACAACGTCATCCCGGCCAGTGGCTATCGCACCGAGTATTTTGCGACTCGGACCACGACCGAGTTCGTCGTGCTGCGCGACTACGAGACCATCAAGGAACTCTCCACCACGGTTGACACCAAGGACTTCCGGCAGCGTGTGGTGGTCTCCAACGCCGGCGGCACCATCGGCGCGGTGACCAAGGCCATCCGGCCCTACGGGCTCGGCTACGGCAACCTGAGGCGGGTCGCAATCTGGAGTGACCTTCACTTCACCACCGAAAAAGAGTGCCGGATCATGGCCGACATGATCTCGATCCAGCAGATGTTCGCGTTCCGGACGAATACCATCCGGATCCCGGGTTATCCGAAGATCCAGATCGACGACCAGGTCAAGATCCAGGAGCCGATCACCGAGGCGACCAACGACCTGCATTACGTCACCGGCATCACCTCTAATCTCGACAACGTCGCAGGTACCTGGTGGTACGACCTCGACACTCACTGGCTCGGGGATACCCCGTTCAGCAAGTGGATGTTCAGCCCTGATCGTTTCCATGGCGATACCCAGGCGTATCTGCAGGCATTGGGGAAGATCCTGTGAGCGAGCTCTTTCGCAGTCTCGAGCGACGTCGCGGTCTGGTCGACCAGACCACTGAGAACAGCTCGCGGCCTGGTCGGTCTTACGCCCACTACATTGTTGACGCCACGGGTACTGGTTCCGTTATTGAGCCGGTGGTCTTCGACTTTGGTACTTCGTTCACGACGCTGCCGATCTTCACTTTTGGAGCTTCGGTGGATGAGGATGGCGACTCCGAGTTGCCATTGGTCCCGCCGATGTACGCCGCTGGGGTCTACAAGTGGCGACAGGACGCCTCGGGCTTCTATACCGGCGCTTGGTGCTGGTTCGTAGTGCAGTGGCTAAGCGACGAGCCGGATGACGACTTCTCATTGATCTTTTCGTTGGCATGGGAGGCGATTGCCAGCAAGAACTTTGTGAAGTCGCCGAACTTCCCGGTCAGCGATCTACTTGGTGGCGACTAGTGGGTTGGCTCGTTGGTGGTGGCGCTGGCCCGGACTCTCTTGCTTCATCGCGTGATCTCGACAGGTGGACTTCGCGGCCAAATGGTTTTGGCGGCGCCTTTGCGCTCGCTACGAACGGTTGGCTGTGGGTGGCTGCGGACTTCGGTGGAGTATGGACCTCATTGGATGCGAAGACTTGGAAGTTTCGTCCTTCTCCGGCCGACGACGGGCAGATCCTCGCGATCTGCTGGACTGGTGAGCGATTCGTCGCAGTGGGGAACCTCAGCGACGCCGAACACATCATCATGACCTCGCGTGACGGCATCAAGTGGGTGCAGCGGGACACTGCGGTCGATGGGATCGACCCTACGTTGATCGCGGTCGCCAGTGACGGCGATGGGAAGGTTGTCGCGGTCGGTGTCGGGTTTCATAAGTGGGACCCGCGGCTGATCTTGGTCAGTACAGACCACGGCACTTCCTGGACTCAGCGGCTTGGTGATGCCTTTCCGCCGAACTTTGACGACACTGATCCGCCGCATTCCGTGGAGTGGGTTCCCGACCCGGATGGGTTCACGGGGGATCAGCCGAACTGCACAATCGTCATTCTTCCACCCCGGCTGCCGGACTTCCCGGGTCTCGACCCTTCGGATGGGCAGTTCGGAGATCCTGAAGTGTTTGTAGGGTTTCCAATCGCAGTGAGAGCGCCAGGAGTTGGCATACCTTTCCCGAGCATTATGCAGTGGCTTGCCACGATTACCGACTCTGGCTTGTCTGACAATGTCGTCGAAGTGGTGGCGTGGCTGTACGTTCCGTCGACCAACACCTATGGTGGCGTACGCCTCGGCGGCAGCGACCTAGTGCTTCATGTGAGTATGGCTTTGTCTTATGACGGAATGGGGGCCTTTCCACCGGTCGGCAACGTCACACTGGTTGAGGACACTTGGGTCAAGGTTTATACGCAACTCGACAACACCGGTGCCGATCCGCTTAGCTCAGGGACGGAATTGACCGTGAAGATGTCAGCGTTCCTAACCGGTGACGACACTAGTCAGTTCGACGAAGGCGATGTCATTTATATGCTGGCTGGGCTGGATCATTTTGCTGAACCTCAACTCCTCTCAGTTGCACATGGCGGCAGCGTCTGGCTGGCTACGACGTTGACGTCTACTGGCGCCACGCTGCTGAGGTCGACGAGTCCAGCTGCTATTTGGTCGGAGGTGGATGGGACCCCGCTCGATGATCCAGGGCCAAGGGCTGGTGGTGCATTTGCCATTGCCTACGGCAATGGCAAATGGGTGGCTGGCGGCATGACTCACGAGTCCGACACTGTCATCATGACCTCCGACGACGGTGGGGTGAGCTGGGATGCGCAGACCACGCCGGTCGACGGTTCTTATGTCCAGGATGTCACCTATGCCGCAGGGATATTTGTCGCCGCGACTGGTAGCGATCCGCCGATCATCAGTTCTGTTGATGGCGAGACTTGGATTGGGCACTCATCGGATGTGCTCGGCACCGACGGCACCTTCGTGGTGAGGTTTGGTCCGTTGGGTTTGACTGGCGCACCGGTCGGCAGTTTCACTGTGATTCCGAGGTCTCGTATTTTTACAACGAGGATGTTATGAGCATCAATGGCCCGTGGCACAAGACGTCGGACTTGTCGACAACAATTGATTTGGAAATGACGGCACAGGGACAGAGTCGCTCTCAGTCGTCTGCCAGCGTCGCTGACTCTTTTTTTTGCGATATCCATGGTCCTGGTGGGGCGACAAACGGTCCGATTATCTCTGCTAACTCTCAATCTGCTGTGAATGGTCGTCCATATCCGATCGACTCTACCTACAGTGCGGCTGCGTGGAGTAACGGTTGGATCTTCTGGTACGACTTCGATCTTGACCTGTTGTACTCAAATTTCATGAATACCGGTCCGGACGTTAATCCGGACTCACTCGGACAGTCATTTATCGAGTATGCCGATTTTGTGGATGTCGACCACTGGGAGTTCTTTGTCCGAGACTTTGGCTACTCTTACCCGGAAGGTTCGACGCTCAGGCGTGACATGACGCCGAGGATCGGGACACTCATCACTGATTTTGTGGACTCCTACAACTACACCTGGTCTGAAGACGACGACCTTGGGGATTTCAAGTTTGAGTTCTACTCCATTCGACACACGATCGACCTGGTAAGTGATTACTACGGTGTCTATTCGCCAGCCGCCGCCGCAGCCGCTGGCCTGGCTTACGGCACTGTTTGGAAGGATCGGTTCTATGACGAATTGAAGGCAGCGTTCACGGATGCAAATTTCGAGTTCTCATTCGGTCCCACTGAGGACGAGTCTGCCACGGTGACTAAGCATGATCCTCATGGTGGTCCGATCCGAGGTCACGTCGGCTTCCTGAGCGCTACCAGCATCCTGTTGGCCAACGATGAATCGACACCTGGGTTAGCGCTGCCGGACTTCTCGCTGAGCGCCAACCAAACCGTCGACACCAGACTGGGTACGACTGTTATCAGGACCGGTCCGACGCTGATTGCGGAGGACGACTGGGGTACCAGTGGATACCCGCCCTACATTCCGGATGGTGGTGCAGCTGAAGGTAACGCCGCTGGTTTTGGTGGGGTTACGCAGACCAACTTCATGAGCACCCGAATGACCTATCGCCCCAGGGACTACCGCCACATCTATTCGTTTTTGTCTCTGTATCTTTCTGATCTTGACGACCCAACGCATTCGTCTACCAAGGTCAAGGATCCGTTCACTCTTACGATCCAGTCGCCATGGGTCGACAACGACGACGACGAGATGTCGGGCGTGCGGTATCGCATCGACTGGGACGATGGTGATGTCATTGAGTCCACTGCTGACCTTGCGCATACCCACGCGTATCCCCAGTCGGGCATCTACTGGATCAAGGTCAAGGCCTTCGACGAGCATGGCGGGACCATGTTTGCGACTATCCATGTAGTCGTCGAGTTCACTATGACCGGCGGTCAACTCGATGGTGGATTTCGGATCGACACGATTTGACCTTGTAACGGGTGTTGGGCCAGGGCGAGGGACCATCATTTTGTCGGTGGGGATGCCGATGCTCTAGGGGACGGGAGAGGCGGCCGGAGGTGTTCGAGGCGTTGCAGTGGGTTGCTCACGCGACGCTTACTACTCCGTTCGTCGTGACGTTTCACGAGCTCAGCCGCTGGGTTGCCGTGGCTTCGCCCGAGCCGGCGTCCGGTGGCGGCGGGAACACTAAACTGCTTGGCTGGGCTGCCTTGATCGCCTCGTGCACAGGGTTTCTGGCAGCAGCGGGCACGATCATCCTCGGCTGGCAGCACAGGCGCAACGACAAGCCTGAGGACGACATCCGGGACAAGGCCATGAAGTACCTGATGGAGCAGAACAAGGCGTTGCTGAAGGAGCAGAGCAAGCGCGAAGGGAAGAAGAACGGTGCGTAGCCGGGGTCAGGTGCTCATCCTGGTCGCCTTGGGACTGGCGGTCGGGGTTATCGGCTTGCTGTTGTGGTTCTACGGCCAGGACTTCGGGCTTCGTTCGGGACCTTCGCCGCCGTCGTTGCGGCCATCACCGCGCGCATCCCATCGTCATGCGTCTTCGCATCCGAGGTATCCGTTAGCCACTCCCGCGACAGCTTCTGCCATTCCGCAGTCGACGCCCGATGCTGTCGTGTCCGTCGTGCGCAGTGCGCCTTTGAGATCCCCACGTAGGTCCAGGCGGCCGTCGCCAGGCCCGACACGGTCAGCGTCACCGAAGTCAGCTCGGCCGCCAAGGAGATCACCTACTTCGACCCCATGTCAGGTTGTCTGCATCACGATTGCCCCGTCGGTCCCGCCTATCGTGATCGGTAAGTGACCGATCTGCAAGAGTATCGCCGCGTGTCTGTCCTAAATCAAGGACACCTCTGGTAGAAACTGGCTTCTTCGGGGCTTTGTGCCGATGTATTCAGTGATGGAAAGGGACGGATGATGGGCGTAGTGATGGCGGACAGCTTGATCAAGATCGATCGCAAGGTTGTGGGCAAGACGGAGCATCCGCCGAACTCCAACCGCATCTTCGTGTGGACCGACCTCATCAAGTGGGGTCTCGCTCCGAGCTCGATGCCCGGCCAGCCGTACTGCGCCGGCGGCGTCGAGTGGACCGACCACAAGGCCGGAGCGCCGCGGCTGCCGATTTCCTCGCCGTACTACTGCCCGTCTCGAGTCCAGTACGCACGAGCCCACGGCCTGTGGGACGCCAGCGGGCACTATGACGAGGCAGATGAGGTCTTCTTCGCCTGGACCGAAGCGTCCATCTCCGCTCAGCTCGCGGAGCACGTCGGCCGGGTGGTCACCGACGATGGCCGCGTCATCCACACGATCGAGTTCAACACCTCGAGCGGGCAGGTGGGCAGCCAGGCCAACGGTGACGGCGTGTGGGCGCGTGAGCGGCCGCACAACGACATGGTGTTGGGCGTCCTGAAGTACTCCGAGCTGCTCAAGCACGTTGCCAAGGGCGGCAAGGTGCCACAGAAGGCGAAGCGGGTCAACCCCTTCGCCAAGGCGCTGCGAGGCGTGAAGCACCCGGTCCATTTCGGCGCCAAGGGCGACGAGGTGCGCGCGATCCAGTGGGCTGTCGGCGTACCGGTCGACGGCGTCTTCGGATCGCAGACGCTCAAGGGCGTCATGCACTTCCAGCGTTTTCACCAGGACCGTAGCGGACGCGGTCTGCACTCTGACGGTGTGGTCGGTCCGACCACCGTGTGGGCGATCCTCCAGATCACCCACTTCAAGCACTAGGAAGGAGAAGTCGTGCGCCATCGCCTGCGCAGGGTGCTTGCCCTGCTCTCGGTCGCCATCGCATTGCCACTGCTCTTCGCCACCCCCGCGGTGGCCGCGCCACCAGGTGTCAGTCACGCAATCGGCCTGTACGCCCAGCAGCATCATGCGGAGATCGCGCAAGCGGTCGCGCTGCTCGCTGGGTTCGTGGCAGCCCACGTGACAGCCTGGCTCACACACGTTGACGCCCCCTCCTCGCTCAAGGCCAAGGTCGCGGCCCTCGCAACGGTCGTTGCGGCCGTCGTCGCGTCCATCGGCTGGGATCCTGGTCAACCCTGGTACTCGTGGGTCAAGGCCATCGGATGGGCACTGGTGGGTTCGCAGGGAACGTACCTGCTCCGGGAGGTGACCGGCGTGAAGATCACCCAGCAACTGGGGCTCGCCCTCGGTAGACCCAAGGCTGACACGGCGGTAGCTGCCAAGGCAGCCTGACCGCCACAGAGAAGACGCCAGCCCCCACCGGCCGATGCAAGACTCCCGGTGGGGGCCGGTCATTTCCAGGGAACCTTGACGAAGCCAGGGTGAAGGTGGCTAGTGTCAGCAACACCCGGTTGACCTAGACCACGTCGGTCCGGTCCTGGAGTCTCAGCACTACTGACTATTTATTTTCGATCGCTTGACGACCCGCGGCCGACCCCGGCTAGGGTCACACCTTGCTGCTCAGCAGAGAGCAGCAGAACGGGGGGAGTCTTGACCCGAGCGGAGTCTCTGGCTTTGCTCAAGGCCTTGGATGACACAGCTCTTGAGACCCTCGCCAGTCTGGCGCCCGTGGTCTCCGAACTCAGGCATAACGGCACCGTGAACACTCGTGCCTTCGCCCATTTCCACAGCCTCGGCATGCCGAGTACGTTGCTGGTCCACTCGCGGCCCGCACGTCGCGAGAAGGAGCGCATCGAGGTGTCGCTCGTGTCCGGTAACGCCGTGCAGCTTGCCCTGGACTTCGACGGTTTGAGGATTGCGTGATGCTAAGACAACAACAAGTGTTCCGTCATGCGCCACCCATGGTGGTGGCATCGAAGGCCGAGCGCCGGCGGGTGGCGCAGCGGGTCTGCGCCTGGGCCGTCCGGGAGTTCCCCGGCGAGCGTAACCGCCAGGTGCTGGAGGCCCATGCGATGTGCGAGGTGCTGGGTCTGATCCCTGCAACGCCCGTCGCAGTAACCAGGTAAAAACTTTTCACTGAAGAAATCTGCAGTAGCGCTTGCGGACCATGGCCTAGTCGGTCTACGGTCCAGATTCTGTCAGGGGCAGCACCTAGCCTCGGCAACAACCGAATACAGGGGACTCACTCCGGTGGTTTGAGTCCTGGTACCAGCAGCCAGGGGCTGCCAAGGACCGGCTACACGACGTGACTGCGCCCGGGAAGGGCAGGTCACGCGAGTGGCCGGTCCTTTCGTTTGTTACGGGAACGGGAGCGGACTTGATTATCCAGCGAGTGACGACGACGCCGATAGCGAGAATGCTCGCGCGGTTGGTCGTCGATGCGGACGGTTGCTGGGTGTGGCCTGGCGCTACCAATCAGGTTTCGGAGGCTCAAGGCGGCGGTGGTTACGGTCAGGTGCGTGACACCGAAGCTCGGAAGACGCTCATGGTTCACATCGTTGCTTTCGAGCACTTCCACGGCTCCGTTCCGGAGGGGCATGTCGTAGACCATCAGTGCCACAACGACGATCCAACGTGCCCTGGTAACGGCTGCAAGCATCGTCGCTGTTGGAACCCCGACCACCTGGTTGCTCGATCGTTTGCGGCCAACTGTGCCGCAGGTAAATCGCCGGGAGCGGTGGTGGTTCGCGAAGGTGTCTGCCAGAAGGGTCTGCATCCTCGAACGCCGGAGAACCTGATCGTCAGCATCCGCAAGAACGGCACCGTTCACGCTCAGTGTCGACCATGCAATCGCGAATGGCAACGTGCTCGGTATGCGCGGAAGGTGAACGGATGATCATACATCAATCAGATCTGGGCGCGTGGAGCCGATGCCCCGCACAATTTGGCTATCAGCGCGCCGGGATGCCGCGCAAGACGACGTCGGCACTGGCGTACGGCTCTGTGATGCACCACGCACTGCACGTACTGGAGGACCAGGTCGCCAACGGCACGAACCTGATCGATGCTCTCAATATCGCGATCGAGACGTTCACCACCTACTGGGACCCGCGCAACATCGAGGCGATCTGCGAGAAGGTGGCCGAGGACGGCTGGATCCGTGGCCAGGGCTACACCGAGCTGCGGATGCGTGGAGTCGCAGCGCTGCGCAGCTACGCGGACCTGATGCGGTTCGAGAAGATGGAGGTGCTCGGCCTGGAGTACTCCTTCATGTGCCCGATCGAGAACACCTGGGACGAGGAGCTGGGCGAGCCGCACATCCTTGCCGGGACCGTCGATCGGCTCGCGGCCAGGTTTCACAAGCGCGTCGAGACACTGTGCGTGGATGACTACAAGGGGCTGGCGCGGGACACCGAGATCCCCACGCCGACCGGCTGGACGACCATGGGTGCGGTTGAGGTTGGCGACGAGATATTCGGCGCTGATGGCAGTCCTTGTCGGGTGATCGGAAAGTCAGAGATCCATGATCGGCCCTGCTATCGCGTGACGTTTGATGATGGGTCGAGTGTCGTCGCCGACAATGTCCATCTCTGGGCAACCCTCCGTGGCCGTCATTGTGAGCCGACTGTCATAGATGTCGAGGATCTTCGGTTGGATTTGGTAGACGACCGTGGGCAACGACACCATCGTGTGCAAAATGCCGCAGCTCTCCATCTGCCGGAAGTTGATCTTCCAGTTGACCCTTATGTGCTCGGGTGTTGGATCGGCGACGGCAAGCGCAGCAGTGGCGAGCTCACTACTGGAGATGCCGAGCAGTGGGATCTCATCAAAGAGTGTGGCTATGGAGTCGGTTCGAGTCCCGGTATCACGCGAACGATTCTCGGTCTTCGTCGTCAGTTGATCGATGCTGGCTATCTGGGACATAAGCAGATTCCAGACGTCTATCTCCGAGCCAGCATGGATCAGCGATTGGCGCTCCTGCAGGGTCTTTGTGACACGGATGGGTCATGGCATCGACGTCGACACCAGGTGCAGTTCGTATCGGTGGACAAGGGTCTCGCCACTTCGGTTCGCGAGTTGGCGTTGAGCCTCGGGGCGAAGGCTCGCTTGTGGGAGTACCAGGCTTGCGGGTTCGGCATTGTGCGTACTGCTTATCGTGTGACGTTCTCGCCGACTGACTTCAATCCATTCAGGCTTTCTCGCAAGGCTTCCTTGGTTCGGCCTGGAATGACGAACGCACGTCGTCGCATTGTTGTGTCAGTTGAGCCGACCTTGAGGGTGCCGACGCAGTGCATCATGGTCGACTCGCCAGATCATCTGTATCTCTGTGGTGAGTCGATGATTCCTACGCACAACACCGGCAAGACCCAGTATCACCTGCAGCACAACCTGCAGTTCACCGCCTATCTGTGGGCCACGACCAAGCCCGAGTTCTGGCTCGGCTGGCGCGGCGAGGAAGGCTTCGGCGAGGCACGAGGCGCCCAGTTGTTCGAACGGTTCGCCGAGACGCCGCGGCGCGCGTTCTGGATCAACCTCAAGGACCTGAAGGTCCAGGACGCCGGGTTCCGTAACGAGATCCACTACCGCCGGTTCATCCTCGCGGTCAACCAGGTCACAGCCAGCGTTACTGCTGACATCTTCCCGCTGACCATCTCCGGTGAGGCCTGCACCTATTGCGAGTACCGCGACGTCTGTGGTGGTTTGCCGGTGCCGAGCGAGGACTACGACCCGACGCTGGAGGTCCTCGGTGCCTAACGAGGTCAAGGCTGGCAAGGTAGATGTCAGCCCCACTAGGCAGGCGCTGGAGCGTGCCAACGGCTGGTACGCCGCAATGGTCGGCGCCGTTGAGTTCGGTAAGTGGCTGCGGTCGAAGTACCGCGAGCATGAGCGCACCTTCACCGTCACCCTCACCAGCGATGACGTGATCTACCAGGAGGTCCATGACTGGCTGTTGGACAACGTCCCGCTGACCGAGCAGAAAGCACTGGCCGCCCACTCTGCGACCGGAGTCGGGCACGGATCGCATTACGAGATCGCCGACGTCAAGAGCGGGGACGAGTCCTATCGGCTGTTCCTGACTTATGACTCCAACGAGGAGACGACGATTGTCGTCAACGGCCACCCGGTCAAGGTCAGCCTGATGAAAACCAGCGGTGGTGGTTCGATCAACGAGCGCGCCTGGCGTGAGCCGGACAAGATCACGTTCTCGGCGCGGTCCCAGGCAGGCCAGCAGGCCGTCGTGGCGCACCTGCGCGAGGTTGTGGCGCAACGCCAGAGCCTCAGGCGCCGGCCGTCGTTGTGGATGCTTAGCCAGTGGGGCAGCTGGACACGGCGAATGGATGTGCCGTTGCGCACCGCCGAGTCGGTTATCCTGCGTGAGGACCAGATGAGTCGCATCGTCGACGACCTCGGCCAGTTCCTCTCTGAGGAGTCCGAGTACGTCCGTCGCGGTATCCCGTGGCATCGCGGCTACCTGCTGCAGGGTCCTCCTGGCACCGGTAAGACCTCGATCGCCAAGGCCCTGGCCCACGCCTACAACCTCGACCTGTGGTACGCGCCGCTGGGCGACCTGGACAAGGACGCCAACCTGCTGTCGCTGCTCTCCGAGGTTCATCCCAGGTCGATGCTGCTCCTGGAGGACATCGACATCTACCACGCGGCCACCTCCCGCGAGGCCACCAGCGGCCAGGTCACGCTGTCGGGTCTGCTCAACGCCCTGGACGGTGTCTCTACACCGCATGGCCTGATCACGATCCTGACCTCCAACGAGCCCGACGTGCTCGACAGCGCCCTGGTTCGCCCGGGCCGCGTCGACCGGATCGAGAACATCGACTGCGTCGTGCAGGAGCAGGCCGAGCGGCTGTTCGCCTACTTCTACGGCCAGCCATCGACACGTGCCTGGAACGTCACGGGCAAGGGCCTGTCCGCTGCTGATCTCACCGAGATTTTCAAGCGGCACCTACACGACCCCGCAGGGGCAGAAAGAACGATCCGCGAAAGGACGGCGCAAGGAATGGCCACAACCGAAAGAAGGACATCGTGCCTCTGAAGATTCAACGAACCGGGCTCGCCCAGTACGCACCGGGCGGTGACGCCCGGGTGAAGATGCTTGTCGTCGGCGGACCCGACACCGGCAAGACCCGGATGTCGACGTACTGGCCGAAGCCGATCATCGCCAACTGCGAGGCCGGTCTTGCCTCGGTTGCTGATCGCGGGGTGCCCTTCGTCGACATCAAGAACTCTCGCGACATGCTCGAGTTCCTGTCCGACCTGGAGAAGGTCTGCATGCGGGCTTGGGCCGACCGCGAGTTCCAGACCGTCGTGATCGACACCGCCGACACCTTCCAGCGCAAGGTCAAGGACGAGTACATGCAGGCGCACCCGGAGATGCAGTCCTTCCGGGGCTTCGACGCCTGGGGCTACCTCGACTCGAAGATGCAGGCGTTGTTCACCCGGCTGCTCAACCTCGACATGAACATCATCGTCAACGTCCACTACAAGGACAAGACGATCCGGGAGGGCACCGGCGAGAACGCCACCGAGCGCCAGGAGCTCATGCTCCAGCTTTCCGGTGACATCAAGGACTCGATCTTCAACGATTTCGACCTGGTCGGCTGGCTCGGCACCTACTACGCGCCGGGTGCCACCGCCGACGAGCCGCGAGTGGAGAAGCGCGGCCTGACGTTCAAGAAGTCGCCGGACCGTCCATTCCTCAAGGACCGCCTTGGTGTTACGCCGCCGTGGATGGAGGTCACGTTCAGCGAGGACGACTACTACAACCTGTTCCTCAAGATCGTGGAGCGCCTTGACGCCATTCCGGAGACCGAGGATGTCCGTGAGCTCGAGCCGTTGCCGACGCAGATGGCTGGTAATGTCGTCGGTCCGCTGGCAGGCGGTGCGGTGGCGCCGCAGGACCCGGCGAGTATGCCGTTGGAGCAGCTCGACAAGCCGTCGCTGCAGACGAAGTGCCGGGAGTGGGCAGCCAAGGCCGAACAGGCTGGTCATGTCGACGTCGTTGGCCTCCTGAAGTTCGCCAGCAACGACACCAAGCCCGTTTTGGTCGAGAAGCTCAAGCAGGCTCGGAAGATCCTCGAAGAGCGAGCAGCGGCGAAGGCCGCAGGCGCCGACGCTGTACCTGCAGAAGCGACGGAGACACCGGCTGCAGAAGTACCGCAAGAGGTACCGGCGGAGGCCGCTGAACCAGTGGCTCCTGTTGCATCTGCGACAACAGCCGAGCCAGCAGCAGAGACGCCTGCCGAACCGACAACTGCACCAGTGGCAGAGGTGCCTGCCGAACCGACGCCTGCCGAACCTGCTGTCGCACCGGAAACGCCCGTTGCGCCAGAGTCTGCGCCCGCACCGGCGGCTGAGCCCGCACCGGCGACTGAGCCAGTAGTTGCAACACCAGAGCCTGCTACGGCTGCGGCACCGGCGCCGGAAACGCCCGTCGCAGCACCGGCTCCAACGACTGCCCCGACTGAGACCGTCACCACGGTCGAAGGCCAGGAGCAGGTTGACACCGCCACCGGCGAACTGCCCACGGTGGCGCCGGAAGAGGGGGTCGCGAATGCCGCGGCCGCGCTTGGAGGCGAGGTCGTTTCCGAGACCCCGGCTGTCGAAGCACCTCAAGATGAACCCCCCGCCGAGACACCAGCACCACCGGCCCAGGCCGCGCCAGCCGCACCCGCGGTGGCAGCCCCGGCGTCAGGTGGATCAGCGGGAGGCCGTGAGATCCCGGCTATCTGTCAGCGGCTCGACTGCACCACAGAGCTTGCTGGGGAGAACCAGGACTACGTGAAGATCAGCTTCGTGAAGTTCCGCAACTTCTTCTGCAACAAGGACTTCACCGAAGCAAAGACCGCAGGCAAGGTCCCGTGGCCCGTCAAAGAATCCGCGTAAGAACAGCGTCAGGAAGAGACAAAGACAATGACTGACTTGACTTTTGAGAACAACGAGTGGGTCGACCAGACCGTTCCCGAGAACACCGTCGTACTGGCCAGGCTGGAGAGCATCGAGCTCCACAAGTTCACCTGGCCGGACAAGCGGGGCGAGATCGACCCCGCGACAGGTGTCACCCGTATCCATGAGGGCTCGAACCTGGAGTGGTGGTGGGAGGTCATCGACTCG